TCCTTAAGTAAAGTTGCCTACAGCCAATACAGTTGCACCAGCACCAGTAGTAATCTTCCACGCACCGTTTACTGATACAGCGTTGATTTCAATGGTATATACGCCAATTGGAGTGCTTGCGGCACAGATGGTGTAAGAAGTTGCACCATCTAATAGGGCTACAGTTCCAGTTAAAGCTGTGCCTACAGTAACAATTAAACGCATTAAAGTATCACCTGCCGCCCCTGTTACGCCCAATACTTGAGCAGTTTGTGATGCGGCTACGGTTTCGTAAAATGTTCCAAATGGTTGATTAACGCCTGACATGATTAAATCCTTTTAACAGTTGATTTGGGGGTTTGTTTCCATAATTCGTCTAGACTTACATCAGTTTGCCCGACATGAAGTCCTTTAACACGGTTATCTTTGAGGATAGGGCTGTCTTCATCCTTCCATACAATCGATAGATACCTAAAAGCATCCGCAGAATGGCTTGTCCAATCATGCTTAGGGCGATCCCGAAATACTTTCTTATCATCATCCCACTCTCGTTGATATTGACGCAAACATTCTATTAAATCCTCACACTTATTATCGAACCAAGTGCGAGTTAATGCAAGTCGTGTTGCTTGTATTCCATCCTGAATTGACAGGTTTGGAACAATTTTTAGATGTTTTATGTCAATTTTTGCAGAAATTTGTTCGATTATGCTCTTACCACCGCTTGCTAATGTTTTGGCTCTAGCGTCATGGGGTAGCCAATGCGTACCATATTTGTATCCAAACTCATCTTCTTTTTGGGCAAGTAAACCTGTGTAAAACGATATAGGAAGTCCATTACTAGAATGGTGATCTAGCACCCGTATCTCTCCATATACCGTTTGATACCAAATAATCGATGTACTGTCGTTAAAACCAAGATCCCAAGCTGTGTGACAAGGGAACATAGGGTCATAGTCAACCGTAGTAATGCGGTCTAAATCGGTAATCCTACGCATTTCCTGCCCGTAATACGCCCCGACTATAGCGGCCTCAAATGAACATAGAAACTCAGCCTCATACTGGTTATCGCTCATCATGCGTTGGGCATCTTCAAGTTCAGCCTTTGGCAATAAGCCTGATTGATCTGCTCTTAGTGTTTTGGAGTACCAATCGGGGTTGTTTTGTGCCAATTTATAAATGTCATAGAAGCCGTTATGCCCACGGGGAGTGCCAATAAATACGGCATACCCGTTTCTGTCAGAAAGTGCTGGTCTAATAATTTCACCCCATACACGGGGTTTCATGTCAGCGTATTCGTCAAGAACAATACCGTCTATATAGTTTCCACGAAGCGAATCAGGATTATCAGCACCAAACAGCCTAATCTTTGCTCCATTATGCAGTTCTACCCATAATTCTGATTGATTGGCTTTAACTAAAGCTGGTGCTGAAAATTTAAGCAAGTATTCCCATGCTACGGTTTTAGCCTGCCCAAAAAGTGGACATAAATAAAAATACCTACCATCAGGCTTCTGTTCTTTAATTGCCCGTTTAATCAAGTCATTAATGCTTGCTACAGTCTTTCCTGCCCTGCGGTGACAGACTAGGACTGCCCAGCGTTCTTTTCGATTGTGGAAGTCTTTAAACGCTTGCCGTGCCTTGTATTTAAACTCATGTACTACTTCAGTCATCTTGCCACTTGTAGATGTGGGTAATAGGGGCAGTTGCATCCCCGACTACCTCAGTACGGGCTAGTTTAGGTACATGAAACTCAGCTACCTGCATTAGGCAATCAAATGCTACCTTTGGCCCTAGCTTCTCATTGGTAGCTATGTCATCAAGCCATGTCTGTAGTCTGTCAGCGTTGTTGTCTACAAAGTTAGCAAAAGCTAATCTAGCCGCACCAGTTGCTTTGTTTGGTGTGCCAGCTTGTCGACCACCTGTTTTAGGCGATCCTTTAGGTTTACCTTTTCTAGGATTTTCTACTTTAGAACTCATACCTTACCCAAGTGGTTGATTAAGATAAGTTAATTGTAGGCTATTTCTTGCTGTTAAACAACTTTTCTAATACTTCACGCCTTGTATCTTCATCAGTAATGCCAATAGCAGGTGCGGCCGCAAACATGGGCTGACCTTTTTTAATAAATGATTCTTTAGCTTGGGGCGTTAAATCAACATAATGTACGGAATCTTGGTCATTAAACAAATTTTTGCTTTTAAATCCACTTAAAGTTGTTTGACCTGTCTTTAAACCATGCTTTTTGCCGTACTTATTGATGAAGTCGGGCAGAATCTTGTCGTAAAAACCTTTCATGCCTTCACCACCAACTTGTAAGTCAACGCCTGATAATTCTTTAACGCCACCTTTTTCGCCTCTATACCCTTTAGCTAAATCACCCTCGCTATTAGCAATCTTTTTGGCAATATCTTTTCCAACTAAATTTTCAATGTCATCAACGGTTTTTCCGTATTCCGTCATTACGCTATTACCATCTTTTATGGCAGATATCTCAAAGGTTTTATTGCCATCAGGTCTATAAGCAATCGTATCAACTTGCTTACTCAAGTCATATCTAGCAGATTGCTGGTTACCAGTAGTAAATGCTACTCGGTCATAGCCACCTTCTGCGGCCATTTGCATAGCTCGTTTCATAGCTAATTCTTGCCAGTTTTTCTTAAATGGAGCATCAGGTACAGCATCACTTTTAGGGGCATTTGCTCTTTCAACAGATAAAGCATCGTGTCTAGCAGTTAATTCAGGGTATCTTGCCCAATCTGCTTCAGTTGGAGCATATTCAACATCAGGTTTAGAGCGTAATTCATTAACAATAGCATCCATTTCTTTATCAATTTGAGCAACACCCCTGTTGCTTTGATAACCTTTTTTACGCCCAGCTTGATGCCAATCTGATTGGATTTCTTGTATAAACAGGGTCTTTTTACCGTCAATTACACGGTCATCTACTCTCATGTGAGCAAGAATATTAGGTTGTTCAAAGTGGCTCATGTTAACAAACTCACCTTTTGAAGATACATTCTTTGCTTCATTGGGCATTGTGTTAACAATTTCCATTTGTTTTTCGTATGGCAATCTATCAAAGTTAGGCTCACCACCTTTTTGAATAAATGTTTTGTAATGCTGTTTGGCGGCTTCCATAATGTCCATACGCTCACTTGGTAGCTGTATTAACACTTCACGGTAATTTTCACCATTAGGCAAATTAAAGTCGGGCTTACCAAACTTTGTTGGACTAGCTGTACCTAAACCTTTTAAATCTAATTTTTCAGCACGGGTATTGAACAGTTCAGATTCTCTCCAAAGTTCATCAGCTTTGGCTTTATTGCCTGAACGCTGTGCTTGCTGGGCTAATCTTTCAATTTTGCCTTGTGCTTCGTATAAAGAATCTACGGTACTGTTATCCCGTAAATTCATTAACTTAATCATTTCATCGTATTTATTTTCGCCAAATGACGGATCATCTATAGCGTGTTCTTTTAGCCCTGCGTATTCTGTTTCAAGCTGTTTTAATCTATTTGCGTCAAATTTTTCAGGAACGCCAAGTACAGTTTCTTTAATATTTATTGGATTTTCAGCTAAAAATTCTTCAATTTGCGTTTTGGTAACTTTAGGGTTTTCCGTCAAAAATGTGTCTAATCCCCGTGTGGCTACTTCTTCTTGTTTAACGCCTTGAGTTTTAAGGAGTTGTGCAAGGTATTGTTGACCTGTACCTTTTTGGTTTTGCAGGTTCATTACTGCCTCATCTAGCGGTGAATAGAAGCCAAGTGCGTTCTTTTCGGGCTGGCGTAGGGCTTCAGCCATCTTTACAGGTTCTACTGGCGGTGTTACATCTTGAATTGTCATGCCGATAGGCAGGTCTTTAGTAGCTTTAAGGGCTTTAGTGCCAAAGTAACCTAATGATGGGGCAATGTATTCGCCTAGTGTTTCGTGTTGCTTGTAGCCTTCATACGGGGCTGTCATGCGTGGTACTGCTTCTAATGTTTGCTCTGTTGTTGGTGCGGTTTGAATCAACGCTTTAGCATACGGATTGGTAAGAAACTCTGCCGCATTTGACCAGTTCTGTACGTTTTTAGGTAGGTAGCTTTGTACGGTATTGCGTAGATCACGCAGATCGCCTGTTGTTCCTATAGCTTGAGCAACACCACCACGCCCTAATGATTCTGTGACATTGGGCGTTAGTTGCAAAGCATTTTGCAAACTTTTACCAGCTTCTTGATAAGCCTGTGGATTCTGAAACCCACGCAACATATTGGCCCAAGATTGGCCTAATGACGGTTCATTTGGATCGTACTCAGGGTACATTACTTGACTTCTTTATCCAAGTCTTTAAGTTTATTGGCGATTAGCTTTCTACGGTCTAGACGCTGTTGTTGGTTCTTTTCTAGCGTAGTCTGTTTATGCTCACGCAATAAAGCGTTACCTTTAGGGTACTTGTGGTTCATGTGTTCCATTACATATCCTTCATCTTGTCGCGAATCATGTCTTTTCTGCTTTGTGGCTTGGCAATCTTGGCTGATTCTTTAAAATCTTGGGCGGTCGGGGCGTTCTTGCTACCAACCTTGTTCATGTGTTCTTTTGAACCGTGCTTGATCCGTTCCTGCTTTTGGTGAATATTATAGTAAAGTCCCTGTTTAGCCACAATGCCACCTCGCTCTAGCCGCTTTTCCTCGTTCCCCGTTCCAACTTTGTGATCTAGCACAGAAACTGTCGTGCCGTGATCCGCTAGATTGGGGTGCTTTTAAGTTACTACCGTTCTTGGCATTGTATTCTGCTCTGCCTTTAGCCGTCATCCCTGCACCTTGTTTTACTGGCAAATAGTTTTTACCTTTACCAGTAGTGGTCTTGGGAATAGGCTTATCGTGCTTTTCTACTGCGGCACGAATGTCATCCTTGCGGCTCATTTTTCTTCAATGTACTTACCGTAGGCTTCTTCTAACTTGGCTTTTCTTGCACCTTTGGCGTTTTCACGCTCAACATTAAGGGCAATGGCTACGGCTTGTTTTTTTGGTTTTCCTGCTTTTTCCTCTGCCTTGATGTTTTTACCAACAGAGGCGGCACTTCCTGAACGATCTAACGGCATGATTAACCTTTGAATTTAAGTAAGTAAATGGTGGTGTCAATTTCTTGGGCGATATTGTCAATAAGCTGGACAATTTCAGAATCCATAGGCAGATCTGCCCGTGCTTCTTTTACAAATTTTTGCAATGATTGTAGGTATGCCAGCGGTTCTTTTGGCTGGTGATAGGTAGCAGGAAACTCGGTTATTTGACCGTAAATGCCAAAGTAGGTTTCCGCTAAATCGTCTGTGAGCGATATGATCCGCTCGTAAAAACCGCCTAAAGCCTTGTGTTTAGCGTAAGACT